CGCCACGCAGCCGTTTTTGTTTTGTCTACCTTGTCTGTGTTTCAGACAGGGTTTTTGCTATTTCAGGCTGCCTGAAAGCTGTTTCGCCAAACCATTCGGACTAAACCGCGCAGGCTGGTCATAACCCAAGCAGCCTGCACACCATTCGCTGCAAAACCATTTTTTCACGTTTTGGTGCAAGGCAGGTAAGGCAATCCCCAAACAGCCAGCCCAATCGTACTTCGCACCTTTGGTTTGGTCATAAAAATCCTGCACGCGCTGCAAAGACAAATTGGGCAAGGCGATTAAATCCCACTTGTCAGGCGGCAAGGGCATGACTTTGAAGCGCACACCGCCGTCTCGGATTGAACTGGAATAGCAGCTATATACGCCATTTTCTTTGGCAATGGCGATTTCGCAATGGCTGTAAATGCCGTTTGTGCTTTGGCGTACTGCCCAATCTGCACAGCGCAATAATCGGGTTTTGATGTCTTTGCCGTCTTTTTTGCCTTTGTATAAGGCTAAATAGATTTTCGTCATGCTTCGTCTCTAAAATCAAACTCAATGGCATTGAGTTCTTCTAAATCTTTGGCTTTTTTTATCAGCGTTTCTACCGCTTGGCGTATGCCTACGGTATGGGCGGCTAGGGCTTCAAACGCTATGGCTTTTTCGTATGCCTTTTGTTTCAATGTGTCGGGCTTAATGCCACGCGCTGCGGCTATGCCGTCTAGTGTGGGCGTGTCTGCGTTTTTGTCGTTGTGCCATGCTTTTGCTTCAATCGCTTGGATTGCCCATGTTTGCACTTCAAAATCGGGCAGATTGTCTACACCTGCTTTGCGGTTGATGTAGCGTTGCGCGACTGCGTTTAGCTCGGCTAATTTGGCGGTTTTGGCTGCCTGAAAAGCGGCTTGCTGCGCCTGTTTGTCTAAATGCCATTTACCGTTCTGCCAAACGTGCGCGGTACTTGGGCGCGGTACAATTTGCAAATCTTGGGTAATGTACGCGCCTTGATTTAATGCATTTAAAAAGGCTTGGTGCTGCTCGGCAGTAATGGTTTGCGCGGTTTGAGGTACGGTTTCGTGAATGCTGTCATCAAAAAATGTTTGTACGCCGTAATCAAAATAAATACTCATCAATTAACCCCTTTAAAAACCGATTGCAAACCAGCGCACTCCGCCAGCCTCTGCACCTGTGTACATTTCTCGTACATAGGCTGTGAAATTGTGATTACGCAAAGTGGCGGCGTTGGTTGGCGTGCCTTGGTAGCCTGCACCGCAGGCGACAACCGACAATACTTTGTTTGGAAATGCAATGGGATAGGCGATATCAAATGTATTATTCCAGCTGGGCAAATCGTTGTAATAGAAACTGCCCCATTGCAAAATTAAGCCATTGGGTAATCGGGTATAGCCATTATCTGTGGCTTGAACGGCGAACTCATTACGGCGCGTGAAGTAATCGTGCAGGCTGCCGTAAGCTTTTGTCCAAACGCTGGCGGCGCCAACTGTCATTAATTGTTCGTGGCGGTCTTGGTTGATATCGCCTTGTGCTGTTCCCATCAAAGCGATGCGCCATGAGCCGTTGCCTTCGTGGGAAGTTTCAATCCCTGCACGAGTGATTCCGCCTGTTGCTAAATGTAAAAAAGCACTGCCCAAAGCATTGGTATTGTTTATCCAACTGCCATACCAATTATCTGAATGACCTTGAATTTTTAAATTTCCATCAATCGTTCCGCCTGTTTTGGGTAGGTATTCGGTGTGAGTGTGCGCTGCTGGGGCAAACGTGGCTGGCTTGCCTGTGATGCTTGCCCATGTGTGAGTGTGGTTACTGGCGGCAAAACGTCCCACAACTTTGTTAATCGCGCCCTCCACCCAACTTTCGTATGCGACGTTTTGATGTGCGGTAACGGTCGGAAAGCGAATGCGTGTTTGTTGCGGATTCTTTTCGGACGAAGTAAACAGAAAATTCAAAGATTTACCGTCTATGCCAGCAGGATTAAATTCAAGTTGCCAATGCCCGCCTTTGACGTTGAATCTCATTTTTTCCCAACCACTCGTTTCGCCAACAATAATGGGATTGGTGAATGTTTTGCTGCCTGCAATGGCTTGGTTGGCAGTTAGGCTGACTTTGCTGGCGGCAAGGTCGTATGCGGCTTTGACGGCACTGGGTGTAGCGGCTTTGTCGGTTGCGGTGCTGCTGGTAGAAGCCGAGAGCATGACAATGCCTGCCACCGCACCACTGGCTTTATCGATTTCATGCGTATGCGTATTGCTAACGGCTAAATTGGTTGTGGTTGCTGTGATTTTGGACGGTTTACCCAATGACAAAGTTTGATTGTCGCGTAACAAGCCGCCGCCTGTTAATCCTGCGCCTGCGGTGATAGTGGTGGTTTTGAGCTCGTGTTTTAGGTATTCGGTTCGGTCGCCCAATGCGGTAAAAATTTGATTGATTTTGCCGTTTGCGCCACCGAGCACGCGGTCGCCTGTTTCAATTTGCTCAATGGTATCGCGCCATTGGGCTTGTAAGTTTAATTGGGTCATGATTGCCTTTCTGGATTTTAAATACTGCCGAATGAATAGCTGCCGTCAAAAGCGATTTCGCCATTCCACAAAATGGGATTGCTGCGAAAATCTAAATAAAGCAGCCTGCACCGCAATGGGGCGATTTCGGCTAGGATTTGCTTGATTTGCTCGCCTTGTTCTATGCTGATAACACGCGATAGCACCACGCCATAAGTTGCCCAATCGCCATCGTTGCCGCCAAAATAGTGCTTGCCATTAAAAGAGATGTTGCCGTTGTATTGCTGCTCGCTTGCGCGTTCGATGATTTCTATTTCGCCTAGCTGCAAATCGCGGAACAACTGGCGAATCATGGCTGGCGTGCCTTTGTGTTGATGTTTGGCAATGTAGTTTTGAATGATTTGTCGTTGTGCGGTTTCGCTTTCGGCAAATATCCAGCCTTCTGCATCGGATATGCTGTTTTCCCATGCCAAAAAGGGCAGAAATTCGGCGGAGCAGTGCAGGCTGCTGTGGTTTTGTGTGATGACGCGCCAATCTATTTGGGCGATTTGCTGGCTGCTTAATTGGGATAGCGTGTGTTGCAAGGGGCTGTTGTTACTGGGGATTAAGCTGTCGGTCATGTTAATTCGCTGCTTTCTATGCTGACGATTCGGATAAATTCGCCGCTTTGGCATATCACGTCGTGCTGTGGTTCGTGCAAAATGACTTTTTCTGCACCCACTACGTCTAATGCACCAATGATTTTGGATAAGGCAAGTTGTGCGCCCAAGCCGCTATGTTCGGCAATGAGTTGTTGCAGGGCGGTTTGTTGGGCTTGCTGCACGCTGGTTTTGCCTAACTGACTCTGGTAGCGCGTGGCATAGCGCAGGGTAATGGGTTTGGCGGTGGCAGCTTGCACGGTAACGCTATCGCACAAGGGGCGTTTGTCTTCGGCAGACAAATATTGCTGCACATGGGCGAGCAATTTGCGGCTGGCAATACCTGCGTTGCTGTGCGATTGAATGTACACCAATACATCGCCTGCGCGCGGCTGCACGGCATAGGCATCGGCAACATCGTCCAAGTCTAGCGCGTGGGCGATGTATGCCAAGCGCGGGCCAGCGGCGGCTAGTTTTTCGGGATAAAGCTGCACTCTGCGTCTTAAACTGCTGTCGCTTTCGTTGATTTGGGCGACGGGCGGATTGGCATGTGGGTTGGCGGCTTGAATGATTTTGCGCGACATATTGCGACTGGCGGCAATGTGGTCTAAATCGCTGCCTGTGGCAAAGGCTAAAAATGTGACAAGCGTGGCTTCGTTGATGCGTTGGCGCAATAACATTTCGCTGTATGCTTGTTGCTGCAAATCAATAGTGAGCGGCTCGCTTTCTAGCTCCAATGTGGCGGCAACCACGTCTTTGATGTGGTTGGGACAAAGTTCAATGAGCCGCGCTTTTTTGCTGGCGAAAATGGCTTCAAACGTGAATTCTTCTATGGCTTTGGGCGGTGGCAACTGGCTTAAATCAATTTCTTTCATGCTGGCACCTTCACAACAAAATTTAGGGCTTGTTTGCCCAAACGTCCGCGCAACTGAATTTGGACATTGATGCGTTCTTGGTCGCGCACGGCTTGGGTTTGGGCTTGCTCAATTTCAAAACGCGGCTCCCATTTGGCGATTGCCATAATCACAGCGGCATTGCAGCGCAGCAACGTCGCTTCGCTGAGCGGCGTATCAAGCAACTCGGGGAGCAGGCTGCCATAGGGTTCGCGCTGAATGCGTGTGCCAATACGTGTGAACAAAATATTGTGGATAGATTGCTGCACATGCTCGGCAAGCGACATCATGCGCCCTGTTTGTGCGTTCATCATTGCGGTGCTCCTGTTGTGCCACCGCTGTCGCCTGTGTGGGTGTGGGTGTGCAGCACCACGCCATTGCTGGACAGTGCGCCGCCAATATGTTGCAGGTCGCCCGAAATGGTGGTGCTGCCGCCTGTGCCATTGCTGCCTGCCATGCCCGACAAATAAGTGAGCAAATTTTCTACGGTTAGCTTGCCTGTGAACGTGGCTTGCGGTGTATCAAATGTGATGGCTTGGCTGGCTTGGACGGTTGCGGTTTGAATGCCCGAAATGTGCAGGCTGCTTGCGGCGTGGTTGTATTCAAAACGTGCGCCATCGGGAAAAGTGATGACGGTTTCATCAGCAGATTGAGCTGAGCTGGGAAAGGCGGTGGACATTAAGCCGCACAAAACCAAGCCATTAGCGGTTTCGCCGCTGGGGCTGATGACAATACAGTTTTCGCCCACGCTGGGCGGACGATGAACCGACACGCCGCCTGCACACGGCACAAAATAGGGCAACCAATCGCTTGTTAATTCACCCAAAGCCACGCGCACGCGGCATTCGGACGGATTAACTTGGGCGATGTTGCCTTGTTTGATTAAGTTGGCGATTTGGCGATTGTGTTCGGCTTGCATGGCGATGATTGCGCGTGTTAAATGGTGTAATTATGCAAGCGGTTGTTTGAGCGTTGTGGCGTGAGAGTGGTTAAAAGCGCGGTTTAACGGCAAAGATAAAAGCAGCCTGCAACGCTTCGGGATTGCCGAAAGGTTGCAGGCTGCTTTTTCTATCAGATTTAGCCAAATATCTCGGAATGAGAACCTAACCGAACAAGTATCAAGGCGTTTTCTTTACTGCCGTAAATTAAAACCAAATCAGGCTTGATATGGCAGTCTCTGTATCCGTTTTTGTCATTCACAAGCGCATGGTCGCGATATTTTTCAGCAAGCGGCAAATCATTTACCAAACAAGTTAAAACTTCTGCCCATTCCACTGTCGCAAGCTCTAAAAACTGCTTTTTCACATCTCGCTTAAACTGCCCTTGAAAAATAATTTCTCTGCTCATTTCGCCAATTCCTGCATTGCTGCAATAGCTTCTTCAACGGTTTTATAGCGTTTGGCTGTCTCAAATTCGGATTCCGCATCTTCAATCGCTTTACGTGTGATTGCATTAGGAATGCGGTTTACGTTGTGTTCAAATGAAATGGGAATGGTTTGGGTAGTAGCAATCTGATTAAAAAACAGTTTGACTGCTTGTGCTGGCGTTAATCCGTAGCTCTCAATGACTGGAAATGCGCGTTCTTTCAAACTTTTATCCATACGGATATTAAAATTTATTGCGCTCATGTTTAATTCCTTAAATATTTAAAAGTAATCAAATAATAAAACATTTGTTTTACTTTTTCAATATTTTCATTTCATGCTCCAACCGTGACTTTGTTTGCGCTGCTGCACTTGCTGCTCGGTCTGCTTGCGATTGCTCTCCAAGCATTCTAGCGCGTTCATTGACGTCCTTCCTTCCGTGAACAAAGGGAAGGACGTCAAGCTGTTGCGAAATATTGCTGCAACATGGTTTTCACAATCTGCAAATCGTCATCGGAAAAACCTAACAATTTGCGCTGTGGGCGGTTGCCTTCGCCGTATTGGTGGGCGTGGGCGATGTAGGCGGTTAAGCCGCTTAAAAAGCCGATGGCGGCTTCGTGTGATGTGGCTTTGAGTTTAAGGTATTTGAATTGGTTGATTTTGCGGAACATGAGTTTTTCATGTATGCGCTTTTTGCCGCTCTTATCGGGAACGTAAATGAATTTACGGTTAAATTTTGAAACGCCGTCTTGTCCTAATGAACCACCACGCGATAAAGCAAAACCTTGAACATAATTTGAATCATAGGAACTGCGTTGATAGTAGCCACCGCCCTTGTGAAAACGATAAGGAAAGCCGTATTTTTTATCGTGTTCAGGGCGTTTAATGGTGAGCATTTCACGCAATTTGCCGATATTACGCGGTCTCATTTCTGGGCCATCGTAAATAAACATTCGCCCAACTCTCAATTCTTCGTTTTCGCCTAATTTACGATAACCTTCCAAATAATCTTTGTTACTGCCTTTTCTGCGACGCATGGGGCTACCGTCAGGCTGCAAATTGGCAATAATGCGCTCGCGGTTGTTTTGGCGAATTTTTGCACCAATTTTGCGCATCATTTTTTTGCTTTCTTGTGGCGACAAGCGTTGGGTTAAGGTGTTGAGATTATCTAGGTAAATATCTAGTGCGTTCATGGTTTATAGCCCTAATGTGGTGGCTAAATCGGTATCACGTTGTGGTTCGGCTGGGTGCGTGACGTGGACGTTGTTGTGTTCGTCAATCAAGGCGGTGGTGCGCTCGTTGAGTTTGAGTTCAATCAGCAAATCTGCGCTGCTGTGTCCGTTTAAATCTGCCTCAAAGGTAAACGCATTCGGGATAACCGAGCCTTGCCCCAAAATATCTGGCTGGTTGGTTTGCAGCCAGTTGATAATGGCGACTTTTAACACGTCTATATTGCCGACAAAATCGGTAATTAGTAGCGTGAGCGTGTAGTGGTCGGTGTGTCCAAGCGTGCCTTTGTGGGTTTCTACTTGTCCGTTGGTAATGTAGAGATGGAGTTTGTCGGGGTTGTCGCGCAATTCGGGCAGGGCGGTTTCTAGGGCGGTGCGTAGGGATTTAGGCTTTTCCATATTTTTCTATTTTCTCTTGACAGGTAATGCAGTGGGTGCAGCCTTTGACGGCGGCTCTTCGGGCTTCTGGGATTGGCTCGCCGCAGGCGTGGCATTCGTGCGCGGATTGGTTGGCGCGTGGGGTTTGGGTTGCCGACCAGCGTGCTAATGCTGCGGTGCGGTGTCGTTCTTCTAGGTCGCAGGCGCGGTCAATCATTTGGGACATGGGATTCTTTCTTGACACACGCGGCGAGTGTATCGCGTGCGATTTTGCATTGTTGAAAAGCGTGGTCGGCGGCTTGATAGGCGCGGACTAAATCAGCATTGGTAGCCAAGGCGATGTTGGGTCGTACGCATTCGGGAACGGCTGGGCAGCTAATGACGTTGATTAGTGCAGGCTGCTTGGCGGTGCAGGCTGCCAAAAGGACGGTGGCGATAATGGCTTTGTTCATGGTTGCAGGGCTTTCTTGATGTGGCTGGGCAGAGGTTGGCTTGCCCATTGTGGGTTTTGTTGCAGGGCGATGTCTAGCTGCTGGCGGCTTTGGGCGGCGGCTTGCTGCCATTGGTTGAGCTGGTTTTGCAGCTGGATTTGGTTTTGCTGCATTTGCGCTATGGTTGCTTGGGCGTTTTGGGCTTGCTGTTGGCTTTGGGCAACTTGTTGGTGCAGGTGTTTGTTTTGCGTGTGCTGCCAAGCGGCAAGGGCAAGCAATGGGATATTGACAATGGCTGCGACACACAGGGCATAGGTGGCAAGTTTGTTTATCATGCTAGGCTGTCCGCTGTCCATTGGGTGTTTAAGTCGTCCACGCCGTGCTGAATGTTTTGGGTAACGCGGCGTACCCAGCCTTTGCCAAAGGTGCTGAACGTGGCGATATGGGTATAAAACGCTAGGCGTTCGGCATGAAAGCGGCTGACCAATTCGGCTTGGTTTGCTTTTTTGATGGCTGCCAAGGTTTCTTTGCCGATGATGCCATCGTCTGCCACTTTGGCGGCGCGTTGTAGGATTTTGCTGGCGTTTTGAATGCCGTGATTGACGCAGGCATCAAAATATTGGAAAGCGATAGCAGCAGGCATTTGGCTGGCTTGGCTGTTTTCCCAATAGGCGCGGCGATAGATGGCAATCGCATCGTTGCGCGACATACTGCGCATGCTGCCTGTGTAGCCATTGGCTTGGGCGGTGGCTTTGGTAATGCCCCAGTTGGTTTCACCACCTGGGTCGCGTGGGCAGGCCTGACAAGTTTTAAATAATAGCCACAATACGGTCAATGCGATTCGCAAAACGAGCTAACCATGTTTCCAAGATTTGTAACCGTAAAGCCGTACTATGTTTAACACTAAACTAAATAATATAGAATAAATAAATGATGAATTTCTATTGAAAATTAAAGAGTTATCTTCTTTAAAGTGAACATCTTTTACCCAGTGGAGATTATTTTCAATACCCCAATGGTTGCGAATCGTTTTAGCAAAAAATTCTACATTATCATGATGATAGTTACTTAAATAAAAGTGTTGTTCCACTTTGCGCGAACCATCTGCTTCTATTTTCGTATTTGTAACAACAATCATGCGTTTAGATGATTGCCAATTTTGGCTAACCCATTGTGTACATGGATAAAGAGCAACTTCACGTTGAATTTGTGCGCCTTTCTGTTCTTTCCGTTGTTTGAATTTTGGAAGTATTTGATTATTCTG